ACTTGAAAAAAATATTACTGCTGAAGCTGCTGCCGAAGATAATTCAGTATATTTTAATTCAATTTTTGATTTATATAAATTTGAAAAAGGTATAAAAACTGATGTTTCTAAATTAATATGTTTATGTCATTATTATAAATATGATATAAAACTATTACTAGAAAATATAAAATAGAAAGGAATATATGTATATTAAACATCAATTAAAAAACGGTTTATCTTTAGATTTTGATGATGAAAAACACATTTATTATTATGAAGGTAAAAAAGTTGAAAGTGTAACAGGAATATGTAGTAATGGTATTCCTAAACCAGAGCTTACAGGTTGGCTAGTTGCTACACCTATAAGAGAAATAAAAGCTTTAATTAATCATAAATTAGATAATAATGAAACGATTGATAGAGTTTCTTTAGAAAGAATAATAGATCAAGCTAAAAATAAAACAGAAGAAATAAAAAAAGATGCAGGACTTGTTGGAACAGTTGTGCATGGTTTGATTGAAGACTTTTTAAAGGGTAAAAAAATTCCAAAACAATCTGATGAAAAAGTTAATAACTGTTTTAACTTATTCTTAGAATGGTGGAATACTCAAGAGTATAAAGTTGTAGAATTAGAAAAAAAAATATTTTCTAAAAAATACAATTATGCTGGTACTCTTGATCTTGTTTTAAAAGATAAAAAAGGCAATTTAATTCTTGCTGATATTAAAACAAGTAATCATATATCATTTGACTACACATTGCAGTTAAATGCATATAAAGAAGCATATGAGGAAGAAACTAAACAAAAAATTTCCAAAGGGTTAATTATAAGATTACCTAAAAAAGATGGAAAAATACAAGTTAAGGAACTTCCTTTAAATAAACAAATGTTTAATGCGTTTCTTGGTGCTATTCATATTTGTATAGCAAAAGAATTGCATAAACAAAAATAAAAACATGAAACATAAAAAGGAAAAAACATGAAAACACAAGGACAAGGTCTACCATTTGCAGGTTTGACTTTAAAAATGTATAGTACAGGCAAGCAATCTCCTAAAATGGAGTATCAAGCATCATCAAATAAATCTCAATTTCAATGTAGTCTTTCAAAAAGATTATATAGATTAGATCAAATTCATGAATGGTTGAGCTCTCCTCAATTAGCTAAATACATACAATCAGGTTATGTAGGCAAATGGGGAAGTAAAATTAATCATGGTGAAGCAACTCAATGGAGTGATGGAAAAGAATTATCTATTGTTTTTTATATGGTAAAGCCATTTAATAAAAGTGGATATACTCAATCACAACCTGCTGGTCAACAAAATCAAGGTTATGAATTAACTGATGATAAGCTGCCAGAAAGTCCTAGACAAGAAATTGATTGGGCCAAAGAAAGTCCAACTGATTTTAACCCTGATCAATATGAACAAGAACTTGGTTAATGACTGAAGCAAAATATATAGAAATAAGACCAAAAACTTTTGATCCTCACAGAATCATAGCTTACGTTGATGCTTTAGATAAGCGATTGGTAAAAGCTGAAATTGCATATGATGAAGTGAAAGATCAGGCACAAGAAGTTTTTGATTATGTTGTTAATGAAAAAATGACTAATGAATCTCTTTCTGTATCACTTGCTAAAGTTAAAGCTACGAATGATGATAGATATAAGAAAGTTAAAAAAGAACTTTCAGATAAAAAAAAATTATATTTATTTTCAAAAGTTGAAGCAAAAAACGGTCATAGTTATTGTGATCATTTAAAGCAAGAATCAATTAATAACATAGCAACAGAAAAGCTTACAAAATAATATTGTGGGGGAGAAATCCCCCATTAATTTCTAGTAATTTCTAAATAACTTATATCAGTATCTTCGTGTATTCCTGTATAACTATATTCATAATCAATTAAATCTACATCTTCTCTTTTTTTTATTTCAGAAACCATTTCATTTAATTTTGTAAAATATGGAAAAACATCTACAAATCTAAAACAAATATATGAACCATAAGGATTGCTTGGTGCTTCTAGTTGTAATTCTAAACTTGTAATAACTGCATCTACTTTAATCTTATCCATTCATGCAGTTTATAGATTTTAATTTAAAATGCGATTATTTTCTTTTAATTAATTCTGTACCTTTAATTCCATAAATTGCACCTACTACTGATACAAATAAAATTTGAAACCACATAGGCAGCTCTTTAAAATATTCAAAAAATAAATCTATTTTTACTTTAATATTTGGATCGTTGCTGAAAACACTATAGACCAATAACAAAATAGGAAGGCTAACAAGAACCAAAACAAATTCGTCTTTCCACGAATTTTGCTGATCACTTTTAATAAGTTTTGTATATTCAATTTCACCTTTTGCCATTTTTTCAGCATGCAATTTTTCTGCATCTGAAATTAACATTTTTGTTTTTTGCCTATTAGAATAAATATGCGAAATTGTCTTTAAACCCATTCCTAAAAATTTCAAGTACATATTAATCCTTTTTGATTAATTCTATTTGCATATCAATTACATGCTTTGCTTTTTCTAAATCTTTAATCTGATCTTTTTTATCTTTCCATTTTTTATTGTATCTTGATATGTATTTTACAACATGAGTTTGACAGGCATTAAACTCGTTAGCCATCGAATACTCCAAAGGCTGGATTTTAAGCGATTTATAGTGATTCCCTGATACTTGATCAGAAAAAGCTGAATTGTCGTTCTGTGTGGCTCTATGGCTCTTTAAAAGGGTATTTTTTAACTTATTTGAGGTCATAATAACTTTCCTATCCATTTACCTGATTTATCTTTAATAAAAGGTTCAATAATAGGTAAACCATTTTTTATAACTGAGCAACCTATTAATGGTCTAGCTTTTTGTACTTTATTGTATCTAAATGCAAGTGATTTATTATCTATCATGCAACCAACCTGAAGTCCAAAATACAAACCTAAACTATTACCATACCATCTACAACCCATTGAACTATGATAATGGCCCTGACAGCAGCTCATTCCCATACTTTGAGCTAATTTTAATACATCAGCAGTTTTACCATGACAAAAATAAACTTTACCTAATGGTGTATCAATAGTTAAATCATCATGCCATTTCCAACCTTTACCAACTTTTAAAAAGTCATTATAATTTTTTAAATATGCTTTTGGTATTCCATGTTTTAATGCTCGTCTATAAACTAGGCTGCCATGATTAGAATCCATTAAATCCATTTGTGGAAATAATTTTTCTAATTCATGAATAATAGGTAAAGATATTTTTAATTCATCTCCTGCACTAGGTAAATCAGGGTCACTATCGTGAAAAGACATTGCATGTTTATCAAGTTCATCACCTATATGAATAACTTTATCAAAATTTTTATATTTAGATTTTAAAGCTTTAAGATAAGGTATTAATTCAGGAACATGATAAGGCACATGAGTGTCACTGATCACAAGAATAGATTTATAAATCATACAATTATGTGTTGTATATTATTTAGATAAAAAGTAAAGTACTTGAGCTATAAACAAAATTGCTATTGCACCAACTCCATACATTATCCAATTTGTCATGTTATCAAATTTTTTATCTAACTTTTCATCTATCTTTTCAATATCATCATGCATGTGTTTAAGATGATTGGTTTGGATTGTATTAATTGTTTTTTTTAAACCTGTGATGTGTCCGTAAAGTGCTACAATATGTTCGCCTGTAGTTTTAGGTGTCTTAGCCATTAGTCTACTGGAGTTATTGATATTTCCCCAGCACCAGCACCATGTCCAATAAAAGCTACCTTGTCGCCTGACTTAAAAGAAAAAACTTCTACATGGTTAGTTGGCATTAAAGGATCAGATTCTGTTGCAGTTGGATTAGTTCCAAATTTAATATGTGCATGAGTAGTAGTTGCTATTCTTACTAAACCACTTCCTGTTTCTATAGCAGTTGATTGAACAGAAGAATTTTCTACAGTTCCTGTGTAGCTTGAATTATCAGGGTCTATTTTAGTATAGTTTCTAATCATTTCTTTTTCTTTTTTTTCTTTCTTACTTTGTATTTACCTTTAACAAATCTTTTACGATATAACTCTTTTAACATAGTTGAGGTAGTAATTGCCATTATTTTTTTCTTGGTTTGTATTTTTTAATAGCTTTAGAAATAAATATGTTTTTATACAAAGAAACCTTTTTACCAAACTTCTTATCAGCCTGCCTTTTAGCTGATTTATATGCTTTAGATTTCTTATTAAAAGATTTAGGTTTTCCTAATTTCTTTGGTCTTGGTTTGGCATATATAGGTTTCTTTTTAGGCATTATTTTTTCTTTTTCTTTTTCATTTTAGATTTTTTTTTAGCTGGTCTTCCTCTACGGCTACCGTATGTACCTATTCCTCTTGGCATAATAAACTCCTATTAGTTAGTTATTTTTCCACCCGACCACTTTGCATCGGGTAATCCATTTGTATATGATTTTCCATCAAATGTTAATACTTGTTTTCTATTACTTCCATCTTTGTATGAAACATGAATCCACCCACTATTTTGTTCTCCTGTGTAGTATTCTAAAATAAGCTGATCAAAGTCCACATTGTTTTGAATCCATAAAGCTACTTCAAGATTAGAAACACCCATAATCTCCATATCACAAGCCTCGCCAAGACAATGCTGTGATGTTGCTTTTGAACCTATTGCCTCTGATAATTCTGGGCTACGATAACCAGATGTAATTGTGATTGGTTTGTCAAACTTTGCTCTACAAGGCTCTAATACTTCATAACAAAGATCGCCAAGATTTTTAATCTCTCCAGCACCAGCTTTGTTTTTGATACCTTTTCTTGTAGCTGTTTGAGATTTCTCAAATTCTTCTAATGTAAAGTGTTTTGAAAGTTGCATTAAACCTCTTATGGTTTAGTTGGAAATTCTACTGCTTGTACTTGTTCTAATGTTGTTAAATTTTCTGTAATATCTCTTAAACTTTGTCTATAAGTTTCCCATTCAGTTTTATCTGCAATAGGAGAATCTGACATCATAACCCAATCGCATGAAGAAAGAAGTCTATCTCTTTTACTTCTTAAATCTGCCATAGCACGATCAAATGCACCATTGTTCCAAGCAGTTTCATCTTGTTCTCTTTGTGCGATTTCCTCTGGTGTTAGTTCAACTTTTATTCCATTTACTAATTTGTGCATAATGTTCTCCTTTTATATTAGTTCACTCCGAATAGCAATATCTGACCAGCATCTATGTTTCCACTAGACATTTGGAACTTGATAGCATTTACTGCACTTGTAGTGTTTCCATAACCAGCAGTATTAACATTTATCATATAATCTCCTCTATGTGAAAAACTTGTAGTTGCAATATAATGTTTTACAAAAGTTGTACTTGATGGATTAAAAATATGTAAATATCCACCAAGATTTTGGTCGTTATCAGCACCTAAATCATCTCCACTTAAACTTTGAAATCCTGTTCCTTGTGCAATATCATATCCACTATTATAATTAAGTGCCGAATCAGTATCAGCTTCATTATGTTGTGCTTGAAAATAAGTTGATGTCTTTGTTACATTATAATTACTACCACCATCTGTACTTAAATTAAATTGAAAATCAACATCATCAGTTTCTGGGTGGATATTCACAAAATAAAAAATATATTCCTTATATGTACTATCAATACCAGATGTAAATTCTATACTAGCACTAGAACTAGCTGTGGCAGTTGAGATATGAGTTAAGCTACCCAATGAACTTATAGAACCAAATTCAGTTATATCTTTTACTGCTCTGTTGTTTAGTTTAATTAAAGCCATTATTCTCCTATTCCATATAGTTTTATTGTGCCATCATCTATGTTGCCAGATGACATCTTAAATTGAATAGCATCTACTGCTGATGTAGTGTTTCCGTAACCAGCACATAATTGATTATCATTTTCACTTTGATAATTATAACTAGAAAACTGTGATATATAATGTTTTACAAAAGTTGTACTTGATGGATTAAATATTGTTAAAAAACCAGAGCAACTTTCATCATTACCATTTCCTACACCATAATCTAATATTTGAAATGATGTTGATTGTGCTAAATCTCTTGCACTTTGATAGTTAAGAGCAGCACCAGTATCACTTTCAAAATTATAAGCTGCAAAAAAAGTTGATGTTTTAGTCACATTATAATTAGAACCACTATCAATGCTCATGTTAAAAGTTAAATCTACATTATCTGTAGCTGGGTGCATATTAATAAACTCAAATTTATAAATAGGATATGTACTATCTATTCCACTTGTAAATTCTATTGAGGCACTACCACTTGCAGTTTGAGAAGATATTAAAGTCATCTTACCTTGTGCTAGTTGTCCAGCAGAAGTTATGTCAGATATGGAATTGTTATTGTGCTTAACTAAACTCATTATGATACTC